TTTGTATTGGCGTAGTTGCACCTCTTGTCGTAGGTGCAGAAATAGCGTCGCCTATCGGTACAGTTTTTGCAGAAGAAGTATAGTATCTTCCTGTAAAAGACGCGTCTTGCGTTGGGTGAGAGTCGCCTAAATGCACTAGTCCTGTTATTCTTATGCGATAAGGGAAAACCACTTTCCACCAACCAGACGGAGTGGGGCCTGCATAATCATAGGTATTAGAACCATCTATAGCAGAATAAGCCGGAACCTGAAAACCACTTGATGAACAAACCATATCCCCCCCGGCAATACTTGTAGTATCTGCAGTAGCATTAGGTCTAGTCCATGATTCTTCTATTAATGTTGGAACAACTTTTTGTTTAAATATAGTATTTTTATACGCTTCTATTGTTCCGTCGTGTTTCAGAAATATGTTATAATTTCCATTTGCGTAGCTACTCATGTCTAATGTTTTAGCAGTTGATACAACTATTTGAGAACAAAAAGCGTTGGTCGCAATTAATGTGGGATAACTTCCACCAGTTTTTGTTGAAATAGTTTGCCCAGAATATGAAAGCAAATCAGATTCGCCATTTGTCACATTACCCGAATTTAGGGCAAATGGAACTGATGTAATAGTAGTATTGTCGTATTTCAAATGCATCAAGTTGTCGGCGACTTTGTCAACATCGCAAGCACTACCGCCTCGCATCGTGTTGTCTGTCCATGTGTAAGTTGTCATTTTCTACCTCCTTTATTATCTAATAACCTTTTACTCTTATATCTACTTTTGCTGTAATTGCTGTTCCTGAATTGTTATATGCTTTTATTGTTGCCTGAGATGTGCTTTTTAATGAAACAACGCAATAACCGTTTGTTCCATCAGAAATATTTGCTACAACAGCCGGAACGTTTGAATATACGGGAGCAAAATAAACTGCAACGCCACTATTAGCGACAGTTATTTCTTGATTTTTAAAATACATATCTCTATCTGGTACATCAACGTTAACTATAAAATTACTTAAAGCTACGTAGTTACTATTTGGACTATTCAAAATAATTTTGAATTGATAGTACCTAAAAGTTTTACTTCCTTGAGCAAATATTTCCCAGTCAGACCAAGTTATGTTATCTTGACTATATTTCCACTCTATAAGAACATTATTCGTATTATCATTACTGCTTAAATCATAGTTAACACTTATTATTGAGCTTAAATTAGCCCCAAGGTCATAAACCTTAGTTGTGTATGAACCAGTATGTCCACAACTCGCACCCCAAAAGCCGTAAGGTGAATAATTTTTACCGGTATTGTCCCAAGTGCCTGAGCTGGTCCAAGTATCAGTTGAATATAGTATAATTTTATTGTTTGATGCAAAACAATTCACTAATGTACCTGAATCAATATCTTCATCAAGAATATTTTCGTGAACAATAGTATTTGTTTCCTGAATATCACTCACTACTATTGTTGAAAGAGCTGCATTATCAGAATAATTACCGTAATCATTAACAGCTTTAATCCAGTACTTGTATGTTTCTTTTTGTATATTTAAAACAGTATAGCTTGAACCTGTCAGATTAGTGGCGACTACTCTTGAACTGTTCCAATAATCACCTTCTCTAATTTCGTATTTTGCTTGAGAATTATTAGAAGCAGGTTGCCAATTTAGTACAATAGAGCTCAAATTCTGTGCTGCTGATAAATTTTGGACATCAGCAGGGGTTGATAGAACATCATCTAAGTCAACTGTATTAAATACAGGTGCAACGCTTCCCAGAGTGTCATCATACAGATTACTATTATACTCTCTGCAAATCAGTTGTATTTGTCCATCTTGGGTTTCATTCATACTGACCACAACCAATTTTTTATTTACATAACCCATAAATGTGCTCGTAATATCAATAATATCCCCGGGAGTTCTGTCTAATCCTTTTTTAGTCGTATTAAAAGACATAAACTTATCACAAGTGTTAGCTTGGTTTAAGTAGAACCAAGACAATCTTGATGCTTGTTTAAAGTTTGTTATACCAAGACATACTATTTCTTGCACAACTGGAGGATCACTCAAAAATTCATCAGCTTCAGCAACTGCATAAGCTCTTGCATACTGATTCTCCGGATCTAAGTATCTGACTTTAAAAATATCAGATCTCTGCTCTTTTGGAGTTGTCCAGAATATTTCACTATCAGCGATTATGTCATCTTGTGTAAATGACTGAACCGAAGACACATCCTGTTCAATAATTACTCCTATCTTATTACCTCTGTAAACAAGGAATCCTCGACAAGTTATAAGCATTTCATTCAGCCAATCTTGTCTTGTTTTTCTTGTATCAAGAATCAGGTTAAGAGTGTATCTTGTATCTTTTACAGACATTGTTTTAGAACTCGCTGAAGCGGAGAAATTAGACTCTACTGTTAAATTAGTATCATCTGTAACCCCTGTTACATTTTTGCTTTCACCGTTTATAGTAATTTCATCACCAACTTTAACTTCATCTGTAAACTTGGTACTTGAGCCTGTAACTTTTGTACTGCCTGAAGTTACACTGACTGTTCCCGTTGCATTTACAGCATTAATTTTTACATCGCAGTAAGTTGCGGAATCGATAAATGTTTGCATATCAATATCATCGTGAGATAATCCACAGCCATTGACACAAGTTAAGAAATCCAAAATACACCATATCGGGTTGTTTGAATATTCTGTTGTGTATGTTGTTGTGTTTGAATAAATTCTAACAGATTTTCCTTTTAATACGGCACTAACGTCCATATAGTTATTTGCAACTTTAGTGCCTGCCGTTATCGTAAGGGCAAGATAAGCCGTATGCTTCAACCCTCCAACAAGCCCAGCTTTGTCAGCTTGGGTTGCACCTGGAACTCTAGAATCAATGCTTTGAGTGCCGTTACCTACATAAGAGGTGTAAGAACATCCTGTTAAAGCGGAATCGTCGATTAGAATATTATTTATCCTAATATCAGAAAATCCATTAAGTTCTCCTTCTGCAAAGCAAATCATTGCCGTGAATGTATCCGTGCCTGAGCTTTGCCAGATTTTATTCCCTGCGGCTCTTGCCTGTCCGTAAACAATAGGTACGCACAAGGAATTGTTTGCTTGAGTCTCTAAAGGCCCGAACCGATAAGCTGGACTTTCAAAGTCAAAACCTAAATTATTTGTATTTGTTATACTCATATTTTTCCTCGAAATCTTTTTCTACTAACTTTTTATTTTTTATAATATCTACTTCGTTGGTGTTGGGATAACAACGGATGGATATCCCCCAAAGTTCGTAACATTACTAAGAGCCTTACATCTTGTAAGTGTTTTGTCGCATTTTGTTTGGCTTCCAGAATAGCTGCATTTACTACCTTTGAATTTAAATTGACAATTCACGTCATAAACCATATTGGGACTTAATGAAGAATATTGGTTTAAAATCCTTTCAATAGTGAATACAAAACTCTTTGCCGATAGTTGTATTTTGTTTATACGACCGTCAAAAACCAATACCGGATTACCTATTATAGTTGTTGTATCTCCGTCAAATATAATCTCTTCAACTTTGCATTCTCTGTTGGTAAGAATATCCCCATTGTTTGCGACAAGGGAAGAGAATTCTTGATCTATATCAGAGGTGCTAACAACCATTTTGTCTACTGTTCCATCAAGTGATGTTTCAATCTCTGATGTTTGAACCATTCTTGTATAGTAGGTGTTCGAATTAATAACAATATTCGCTATAGTGTCATTTGCTAAAATTCTAAACGGTCCATCATCAAGCTGAATGGTTACCAGAGTCCTTGTTTTTAGAGTGGTTTTAGCTACTTCTGTTTTTTGTGCTGTTGTTAAACCTTTTCCCATCAGTCATTTACCTCCACTAGCTTAATTTTGAAAGTAGAGTATCCTGATTCCATAATATTAAAGTCAAGTACGTCAGAATCAAACCTAACTAGATATTGCTGACCGTCTCCACCTTTTGAAGAGTCCCATGTCCAGTTAAAAGCTATTTTTCGACCTTTTTGGGTTTTAAAGAATGTTGCTATTGCAGCTGTGTTAGTCGCATTCTTTTCAAACTCCAACGCCCAGCTCATCCTTGGATTTGTCCAAGCATCACGTCTTTGCTCGTTGCCTGTGAACGTTTCATCTACAATAGTTTTGTATTGAATTGAGTTCACATAAGCATTTTTGTAAGGATAATTGAAAGTATCTGTCATTTTGTTCACCTCTTTTTTCTATCTAATTACACTCTTTTATTGTTAAATCTTTACCACGGGAATGCTAATGCTGCAATCCAACCGATAAAAGCCCCTATTGCATTCCCAACTGCCACACCCACAGCTGAAGTAGCTATTGCGTTTGCAATACCTGTAACCACGCTTACAACGGCATTAGTTATTGCCGATGTTACGAATGATATAGCTGAGTTGACCCAAGCTACAGCTTGACCTACAACTGTATTTGAAAGTGCTGTCCATGCACTACTTACGGCTTGCCCAAAGGCACTATTTGCAATGGCGGACCAAGTAGATGATGCAAAAGTTTTCATTGCATATGTTGCCATATTATAGTAACTTTTGTATTCTTGGATTT